TATTCATATCTTGATATAATTTCTCTAAATCAATATTACTTAACGGTTTCTTTATCAAACTATTCATATAAATAATATTGATAAAATAATATTCTTATTATATATTATGAGTAGATTTGTTAAATTTGGATCCGTAATTAAAGAAACTAAAAAAGAAACTAAAAATAAACCTGGATTTGATGAGTTTGATATTTATTCATTTAAACAGAAAAAGAACGAATCAGGCAAAGATTATACACTTAGATTAATTGATTTAGGTAATGATAAATTAGAAGAATGGAGAAATATTAAAAATAAAACCTTTAAAATTTTTGAAGATATTTACTTTTTAGAAAAAGATATAAAAGAACTTGAAAACGATTTGAAAAATTATTAATTTTATTTTTTTTTATTATAATGGCAAATAGACAAACACCAACTCGTAATGATTTGATGGCCATGAGGGCACGATATTTTTCATCAATATATAAAGATGTCGGAGAAATCCTTAAGGATCCAAATTATACAGATTATTTTCCTCAAACCCCCGCAGACATAACAAGAAGATTTAATATAACTCCCGCCTTCTATAATTTCCTCTCACGACGTTATAGCCAAACTGATTTGTATAATATATTAAGAGTTTTAGAAGCATTTAATTTTCGATATAATTTAAGTCCTACTGATCTTAGAGCTATCGTGGGGACAAGCCTACCATCAGGATTTGCAACAATTATGGATCAGAAAACATGGCGACTAGAAAATCAAGAACAGCAACAAAAACAGGAAAGAGATCCACGACTCCAAAGACAGTTACGATTAATAGAGCAATTAAAACAACAAGGGTTATCTTTTGTTCCACAACAAGAGTCTCTTATTCCAGACTTAGAGATGATACCTCTACCTCATTCAAATCCAACAGGGGCAGCACCACCAGCAAGAGGAGCAGGTAATTTAAAAGCAAAATATATGCTCAAAGTTTCTAATAAAAAAAATAAAAAATATGATATATTTAAACTTAATCCAAAAACTCATGATTATGATTATTTATTAAGTTTTGGCGATTCTAGATATCAACATTTTAAAGATTCTACACCATTAAAACATTGGTCAAATTTAGATCATTCAGATAAAGAAAGAAGAAGACTTTATTTATTAAGAAGTAAAAAAACAGATAATAAAAATTCTGCTCATTATTGGGCTCGAAAATATTTATGGTAAAATATCCTTGAGATAAAAATTTTCGGACACCTTCACATTTTCTTTATTAAGTAATGTAAATTCTACCTGTAACCATGCATTTTTTATTTTTTCTGGCAATTCATAAAATTCTTTCATTTTTTCACCATTAAAAGTAATTCCACCGACATTCTTTTTATAAATTTCATATGCAATCGATTTTTCTGACATTTTTTCCATTTATATTATTATAAATAGATAATATTTTTATATATTTTTATATATGTCAGGCAACCTTTATTTATATTCACCCACATGATAAAATTTATAGTACTTTCCATCATCGCACTTCGTTAATCCATATTTTTTTATTTCTGCATGCGGAATTCTTATATATTTTTTTTCATTTAAATTTTTAATTAATTTTATCATGCGCGAAAAATCTAAATCCCCCCTATCTATGGCTTTTAAAAATTCTTTACTCTCTTCTTTTTGTATTTTTTTAAACATTTTTTCGTATTCCTCAAAATTCATTATATATATAATATACATATTATTTTTTTTATGTGCGTTTTTTTAAGAATTACTTAAAAAAATAATATATTTATATTATATAATATGAAATTACATTTTAGTCAAAATACAAAATATAATAAGATTTATAAAAATACATATTGGGGAAATTTTGTGCTCGATGAAAGCAATAAAATAGAAGATTTTGCAGAGATATTTGAAAATAGAAATGATTTTATTACGAAATACCATATAAAAGATGTAGCCGCGGAAACTAAGTTTGTCGGTGATTATTTACGAAAATTAAAAAAAATATCATTAAATTTAGATCATATCGAAATTTATAAAACAAATGATAATAATTATTTAATTTTAAATAGCCCATATTATGATGGTGAAATAGAAGGATTTGAAAAAATATATAATTTATATAATAAAGAAGCTAATAGTTATATGCAAATTATATCTAAAGAAGAAATGAAATATAGAACAAAAGAAAAAAAATTATATAAATACAAAGGACAGTTTTATGTTTCTGGAGCTACCGAAAAATATAAAATTATATAAATTTAATAATTAGTAATAATTAAATGCTTTGTTTTTTTTTTACTTGCCTGATATATTTTTTCATAATCACCAACTATAAAATCTTGAAAAATCCATCTCAGTACCTTTAAATCATTTATTATTAACATTATCTTTGCTTTGACAGATTTATCTTTTAATATATTATAAAATTTAATATAAAAATCAGTATTATCTGGATCGTCTTTTTGTGGATTGTATGTTTCATTATTTGAAAATAAATAAGGAGGATCTAAAAATATAAATGAATTTGATTTATATTTAAATTTATCAATTATTTTAAATGCATCATCATTTGTAAAATTAATAGTTTTCATAAATTTTATATCTTTGTCTGCATCTTCTAAATTCTTACTGTTTGTTATTAATCCCCTAACAATAGAGCTATCAATTACAATTTTTTTTACTGCTTCATTAAATTTTGTTTTCATGAAAATCTCTTTTTTTTTAGTCGCAAATATTTTTTTATCATTTATAATATTCCATGCTTCAAAAGCTTTTATTAATTCATTAGGATGTTTATAAATATAATATAAATTATCATCAGCATCATTTACGTATTTTTTGTATTTTTTATCACTATAAACATCTCTTATAACTGCAAAAGATCCACCAAAGGGTTCTACTACATTTTTTACATTGACAGGCAGATAATCGATAAAATATTTTATATCATTTGTTTTACTTCCTGTCCTTTGTATAAGATTTGCCCTTCCTCCTAATTTATCCATATAGTATTATTATATAAATTATTAATTTATTCATATAATAAAAATTAAATATAATACTTTCCGTCATCTGTTTTCTTTATTCCGTATTTTTCTATTTTTTCACACGGTATTCTAATATATTCTTTATTATTTAGTTTTGATAACATATTTCTGACTCTCATTTTTGCCGATGTTATGGCAATTTGTTTTTTCATTTTTTCTTTGTTTTTTTCGTAATAATTCTTATTATAATTATTTTCGTTTTCCATTTATAATATATAATATATATAATATATTTTTATATGTTTTTAATTATTTTAATATTTTTATATAATAATTTAATATTTTTTAATATATTTTAAACCATTTAAAAAAATATTATATAATATATATATTATAAATGGAAAGTAAGATTAATTTAAAAATACAGGTTAAGAATAGTATTTTGGATGGAAAAATACTAATAGAAAATATAAACATAGACAATTTAAACAAATTATTGAATTCATCTGAAGATGATGATTTTCTAAAGTCATATGATAAAGTTTCAAGATCTGATTTATATGAAAATGAATTTTTAAAAAAAAAATATTGCACAGAAAAAGAACAATTAAAAAAATATGCTGAAAATATAAAATATGGTTCGGTATTTGTTAGATATGACAAAGTTAGAAAATTAAACGGATATGGAAGAGTTTTTCCTTCACAATCATTAGGATTATTTTCATTTCGTAAACAAATACGCGGTGCTTTAGCTTATGAAAAATATGTTGATATTGATATTGTCAATTGTCACCCTGTTTTATTACTTCAAATTGTACAAAGCAATAATATTGAATGTAAATATTTAAAAGAATATGTCAATAATCGAGATAAATATTTAAATCTAGTTATGAGCTACTACGAAGTTTCAAGGGATAAAGCTAAAGAATTATTTATTATTTTACTTTATTTTGGTTCTTTTAGCAGATGGGCAGAAGATAACAATATTACAAAAAATATTATTCCAGAAATAAAAAATCTTAAAATAGAACTTCGCAATATCGGGAATATTATGATCAGCCATAATGACGAATTAGTTGAAACAATTAAAAATAAAATGTTAATAACAAAAAATAAAAAATCAAAAAATATAATTGGTACTACTATGTCTTTTATTTTACAAGAATGGGAAGCGCAAATATTAGAAACTTTGTTTATTTATTGTACAGAAAAAAAAATTATTGTGAATGATTGTGTTTTGTGCGCCGATGGCCTTATGTTAAATTCCAAAAAATATAATCCATCTTTATTAATAGAATTTAATCAGCTGATCAAGTCAAAATTTGGTTTTGATTTAGAGTTTGTTAAAAAAGAACTTAATACAGATTTATTAAATAAATTAAATATAAACTAACGGGACAAAGTTTTATTCATAAAATAATGTTTTTTTCTCAAAAAAGAATATATATCAAGCAACGGGACAAACGGGACAAAATTTTTGAAAGTTTACTTTTTATAAAAATAATATTTTTTTTATTTTTATTTTTTTTTATTTTTATTTTTTTTTTTTTTTTATTTTTTTTTTATTTTTTTTTTTATTTTTTTTTTTATTTTTTTTTTATTTTTTTTTTTTTTAAATTTTTATTTTTTTTTATATAGAACTTTTAAAAACTTTGTCCCGTTTGTCCCGTTGCTTGATATATATTCTTTTTTTTTAATTGAAAATAAATAAAATATAATATAAATTGCTTAATATTGATACTTTTTTTTAAAATAAACTAACGGGCAAAGGAAATTTTTTAGTTGTCCCGTTAGTTTATATTTAATTTTTTAGTTTAGTGAAAAAAAGATATATAGAGAGTAAATAATCTTCATCATAGATAAATAAAGGCAAATAAAAATATAAATAAAGTATAGATTTTAAAATATTTAATTTTATTTAAATTACTTAAAGATAAATTTAATATATCTTATTATAATATAATGGGTAAGTTATTAAAGGTTCTTGAGCAATTAAAAGAAGTTGAAAAGAAAGAAGAAGAAAAGATACAAATAGAAGAAGTTAAACAAAAAGAAAAAGAAGCTAAACAAAAAGAAAAAGAAATTAAACAAAAAGAAAAAGAAGAAGAAAAGAAACAAATAGAAGAAGCTAAACAAAAAGAAAAAGAAATTAAACAAAAAGAAAAAGAAGAAATTAAACAAAAAGAAAAACAAGCTAAAGAAGAAGAAAAGAAACAAAAGGAAGAAGCTAAACAAAAAGAAAAACAAGCTAAAGAAGAAGAAAAGAAACAAAAGGAAGAAGCTAAACAAAAAGAAAAAGAGGATAAAGAAGCTGAAATTAAAAGAGAAAAACAACTGAAAGAATTAGAAAGAGAGCAAAATAAATTAAATAGAGAAAAAGAACAACAAAAAATTAAGGATTTATCAGATCATCAATATATTAAAATGAAAAAAGAGATCGAAGAAAAATGGTTTATTATTAAAGATTTAGGGCAATTTGCATTATATGATAAAGAACGAAATAAATTTATTATTCATAATGAACAATCAACAAAATTAAATATGTCAGCCCATACTCTTGACGTAATGACTCTTCATGGAATACAACAAAAACCATTTTTTGATAGATGGATAAGAGATGAAACTAGAAGAGAATATGATGCAATTACATTTGATCCAGAAATGAAAAATAAAAATGATTTCAATACTTTTACAGGATTTAAATATGATAAAATAAAGAATCCCAAGAAATCAACCAAAGAAATACATAATTTTCTAGATCACTTATTCGAACCGAAATATAAAAAATATGTTTTGGAATGGTTAGCCTTCATTTTACAAAAAAAAGCTAAAACAAATGTTTGTATTGTTCTTTATTCTCATTCCCACGGAGTCGGTAAAAATTCATTTATTGAGTTAATAAGAAAAATAATGGATCAAAAATATATTTCTAAATTAGAAAATATTGATGAAATGGCTAGTCAATTTAATAGTTTCTGTGAATCTAAATTATTAATTTATGGTGATGAAATTCTAGCAAAAACAAAAGATTTATATACATCATTAAAAAACAATATTACACGTAGTCAAGTGAAAATTAATAAAAAAGGAATAGATGCTTATGAAATGGCTAATTTTGTAAATTTTCTATTTACAACAAACTCTAGAATTCCATTTCTTATGGAAAAAAATGATCGAAGAATGTCAATGATTCAAACAACTGAAAATATACTATCAGAAGAACAAACACAAAAATTTTATAAAGCTTTAGAAGATGAAGAAATAATGATATCATTTTTTCATGAATTAATGGATTTGGATATTCCAGAACAAATAAAATGCTTAGATACTCCATTAAAACGAGAAATCCAAAATATATATTTACCATCCCCAATTAAATTTTTGTATAAAAATTATTCTAGATTGGAAGGATCAAAATTTAGTATTAATGAATTATTCGAAAAAATAAAAGAATTTGAAAAATCTAATTTTTATACAGAAATAAAATCAACACAACAAATGGCTTTAGCATTAAAAGAAGTCGCTGATTTTACATATAAAAATAATGATAAACGAGGATATAAATTTAATGGATTAGAAAACATCTTAAAAAATTATAATAGCGAATTATTTAATGATTACCAAAAAGATGACTGCGAAGACTCAGAATAATTAATTATTTAATATAGTAAAAATATTAAATATTATTAAAACATATAAAAAATAAAAATATATTATTATTATATAATGAATAAAAAACAGATGAAAGAATTTGTAAAAACCACAATGATGAAATATTTAAATAGTGGCAAAAATATTTTAAAAACTAGCGAAGAATATAATTTTTTTTATAATTTAGCGAAAGATAGAGAAACAGAAGAAAGAAAAATTGAATTAATCGAAGTAACACAAAATCAATTAAATCCTAAAACTTATCATTGTCAAATATTATGGAGCGATAATACAGTTGAACCAATAGGATTTAATAAAATAATTGACAATATTGGAAAAGATAATAATATTATTTTAGAACAAAAAAAAAAGTTGGATTTATCCCAATCAATGAGAAAAGCGATACAAGAACAAATAAATGAATTTAGAAAAGGTGAAAAAAAGATTTGTTTGAATTGTAAAGAAAGTAATTGCGAAATGCATGTTGATCATGTAGTTAAATTTAAAAAACTACAAGATGATTTTTTTATAAAATATGAAAATATAGATATCGAAATAGAAGATGATAATTTTTTTGGAGGACGTAAATTTATTGAAGATAGTAAAATATCTAATAAATGGAAGAAATACCACAAAAAAAATGCAGTTTTACGAATTCTATGCAAAGATTGTAATTTGAAACTTGGAAGTAAAGATACTTATTAATTATTTTAATTTATTAGCTTTACCTCTAATAATATTTTTTCTTTTTCCTCCAATTTTGGATTCTTGATATCCTTCATACATTCCGTTTAAAACAATTAAACTAGCTAAACTACCTAATATATACGGAGTTGCTTTTTTAGTGCCTTCTAAAACATCATTTGCAAGTTTCTTAAATTTCTTTATATATTTTTCTGTCATATATAAATAATAAATCAAAATTATTTTTCATTAATTATCCTAACGTCACCATTTTCTTTGTATTGATCATAACCGATATAACTTTTGCCCATATAATATATTTCTATTTGTGCTATCCAATAAGGATCTAATAAATAAGAATATTTAGGAAAATTATTTTGAATAACATCATAAGATTTTGAAATTGTTCTTTCAAGTGCTTTTTCTGCTATTTTAGCCAGTACTACATTAAATATTGTTTCCATTATAATAATAAAATAGTTTATATTTATTTTATCATGTAATAATATAAATGAACGAGAATATAAACACTGAAATTAACTTTTATTTACAGAATATAGGCTTAAATATTGGTGGGAGTGAAAAAATAAAAATAGTGAGCATAATGACTAAATTTATAAATAGTGCTGAATACATGGAAAAGGTAAGAAACGGTTTAAATTCACTTTTAAATGATCCAAGTTTTAATATTTTGACAGATTTTTCTGAAATTTTAAAAATATTAATGAAAGTAAATTCGGAATGTGATTTTTATAAAACTGTGGATAAAGCAAGATTAAAATATGTCTGTTATGCTGTTTTGTATGCAACTATTATAAAAAATAACATAGATATATTAAATAATATTAGTATATCAGATTTTAGACTTTTATATGTGAATAGTATGGATTTATTATTTATTAATAGTGATGAATTAGTAGTTAATAAAGAATCTTGCATAAATTGTATTGGACGATCATTCTCTATTTTTAAATGGATGGTCGGAAAAACTAAAATTTAAATTTTAACAACTTTTTCATAAGGTGTTGGAGTAGTTTGTGATGAAATTTCACTAATACCATTATTTTCACTTACTGGAAATTTAAAATTTTCCAGAATCGTAAATCTTTTTGTAATTTCTTGTTTTAAACTTTCATTATCTTTTTCTAATATTTTATTTTTAATTTCATATTTCGATAAAGCAATTCCAGCAAAAAACACACCTACATTCATTAAACCTAAAATAACACTGGCTGGTACCATTAAATGAAATCCTAATAAAATACTACCAGTACTGCCTAAAATACCTAATATTATGGATAATTTACTACTAACTTCATATTTATTATTTTCCCATAGATCATTTAAATAAAATATAGGACTACAACAACTATTACAACAACTATTACAACAACTTTGATTTTCAATTGGTTCACTCATTATATATATATATTAAATTTAGAATAAATTTTCAATTTCTGAAATTTTTGATTTAAGTATGTTAATTTCATCTTTATACGCAACTAATTGACAAGCTATATTTTTAAGATTTTCGTTAATTTCTTTTATAGATGTATTAAGTGCGTTTTTTAGATTTTCAATTTTCATACTATCAAAATATTTTTGTTGTTCGCTCATTTTAGATTCAACAACACTTGATATTTCATTTTTAAGATCAACAAAACTTAAACTTAAATTAGTTTCAATAGCTTTTGTATTTGCTTCGAATTTATCAACTTTTTTTTTCAAATCTTCGATATCTATTTTATAAGCAATTTTTTTGGAAGGATCGATTAAACATTCTCTAGCTGGAGGTTTAGGGCTTTGTGATCTAACTTTTTCTATTTCGGTATCTATATTTCCGACAAAAGTTTTTTTATCACTAATTAGCTGTTCTTTTCTAGAATGATAGAGTTGTGACATATATAAATAAAGAAAACATATTTTTTATTTTATATTTATATTATATAATTATATGTCGGAAACATCAAAAAAAAATCAAGAAATGATTAATTTGATTTTAGACAATAAAATAAAATCGATACAGGATGCTAAAAATGCTTTAAATATACCAATACAGTTAGTTGTAACATTAGATACATTCAAAAAACAATTAAAACTAACTGAACAATATTTAGAAAGAACACAAGTAGAAGCAAAAGTAGATGAAGACGAAACATATTTTTTAACTGATGCGCAATTCTTTTTCATAAATAATTTGTTTGTTAATTTGTCTCAGAATTTTAATAGATTAATATTAAACAAAGATCAAGAAACAATAAATCAATATAAACAGATAGCTTATGATGAATTAGAAGATTTTGTTAATTTAATTTCAAATAAACCACCTGCGATGGTAGAATTTATCGAAGATCTTATTGTAGATGATCCAAGAAATAGACCTATTCATGTAGAATTTGCAAACTTCGCCAAAAAATTTCCATTACAGAAAGAAATTATAGATGACCTATATAAATCATATTCAAGACTATTACAGCCAGAAATAGAAAATATTTTAGCACAAAATACAATACTAGTAAATGGAATGGATACTGGTTTAGATTTTGCAAAATATTATAATTACAAAATTAGAAGCGCAATTGGATTAAATGATCCTACACTATTGGTAGCGTTACGGAGAGAGATGGATGATCGATATAAAAAAGCACGAAAAGAATCAATACTAAATAGAATATATGATGAAGATGAAAAAGATGTAACAATTAGACAAAAGAAATCAAGAAAAATTCAAGATGATCTGGAATTTGAGGATATTGTTACCGATGAATTAGATTTAGAAACATTGGATGAATTAGAAACAGAACTATTGAATGAAGATCCAACAAGAAAAGCACTTATAGATAAATTAAGAAAAGACTTAAAAAAAAAAATAGCTGAAACAAAAGCAATTAATAAGGCTATAGATAGAGAAAAAGCAATTGAAGAAGAAAAAAAAAGAAAACAAAGAGCACGAGAAAGAGAAAGAACACAAGAAAGGGTTGAAGAAGACGAAGATGAAGAAGATGAAGAAGATGAAGAAGAAGAAGAAGAAGATGAAGAAGAAGAAGAAGATGGTTATGGAGAGGTATCGAGTAGACTAAGAGAAATATCTAGAACACTTAGAGAAGCAAGTCAACCAAGACAACGCGGAGCGGGAATTGGAAGAAAAGCAGGTCAAGAAAGTGAACTACAGCAGAAAGCATTTAATCTTTTATTAAATGAATCAAATAAAAGATTAAAAACAGTAACTCGTCAAGAAGCTTTAAAACTACATAAAGAGGAACCTAAAATAATAAAAAAGGGAGGCTATACAGTTGAATCAAATGTAAGAGGTTTAAGATTAGGAAAACCGTATAATTATACTCGTGCAACTAATTTAACAAAAGATTTACAAGTTGATTTACGCCATGATGAAAAGGAAAGAGAACTTTTACATGATAGATTTAAAAGGGACAATGAATTATATAAAGGATTAGAAAAAACAAATGCAGTAAAAGCGATTCAAGCTAACAATAAAGAGGAACGAAATATTAATAATGATTTATTGAGAATGAAACAAAAAACAGATTTAGAAAGAGCAAAGGTAAAAAGAGAAAGTATGTCAACTGTAATGAAACGATATGATCAAAATATAAAGAATGAATTGTTTGAAAGTGTAGGAAATACACATCCCAAAGAGTTTGAAAACAGAGGCTTGGAAAATGTTTTACCTGTCAGTCAAAATTTATCTAGAGTTATGCAAAAAAAGCCAGTAAAAAGAGGAGGGAAGGTAAGTATAAATGCAAATTTCAAATTAAAAAATCTGTAATTAATATATAATGGAAAAATTAGTTATTTTTATTAGTGGAAGTAGAGGTACTGGCATCAGTTTGTTTTCAAGTGCAATTGTAAAGGATTGGAAAAAACAAATGCACTTAGCCAAAAGTTAAGTCGAGTTATGCCAACATCAAAAAAAAGAGGAGGCAATATAAATGCAAATTTCAAATTAAAAAATCTATAATTAATATATAATGGAAAAATTAGCGATAATAGATGAAATAAATGAAGATAAGAAAAAAAAATATTTACAAATTGACAAAATACCTAAAAAAGATGAGTTTTACATTGCTTACACAAAAGATCCAAAAAAATATATTAAATTAGCATATACAGGTAAAGAAGAATTAATTTTTAAAAATGAAAGGCCATATCCAATTTTTAAAGGTTTTTTAGATGGTAAAACATCAGTTATTTTTATTTCTGGTAGTAGAGGCACTGGTAAAAGTTTGTTTGCAAGTGGAATAGCTGAAGACTACCATAAATTAAATAAACCTAATAAAATATATTTAGTAAATTCAACATCGAAAGAATCAGATGAAAATATGAAACATCAAAAATACATTCAAGATTTCGATATTGAAACACTTAATAATTTTAAAATATTAAATTCAACTAAAAAAGACGAAATTGATAAAGAAGATAAAGATGCCGAAAGTATATTTAAGATGTATCATGATTGTTTATTTATTTTTGATGATATCGATAATTTAAATAAGCCAACCCAAAGGAAAGTAAATATATTTTTTAATTTACTTTTAGAATTGTCAAGAAAAAAAAATATATCAATAGTCAAAATATCACACTATGAAACAAATAGCCATGAAAGCAGACTTTTATTAAAAGAACTAGATTATTATATTTGTTTTAATGATGATAAATTAAGAACTAACAGATTATTATTATTTTATAAAAATATAGATGTAGATATATTTGATCCTTCTGAAACTTATTTAATATTTAATTTTAAATATTCATATTGTATAACAAATAAACGGATATTAATTTTATAGGAAGGAAATATAAAAAATATGATTTTTAAATATTTTATTCGTAAAAGAAATAAAATATAAAATAAACGATAGAATATATTTTATGTTGTATATATATAAATGGACAAAGAAATTACTTTTAATATTTCTAAGGAACCAGATAGACAAAAACTATATCAACCAGATGGAACACATTTAAACTTTGATGTAATAGCTAATATAGAAGAGAATACAAAAGAATTATATAGACTTGTGAATAAAGACGGGGATTTTGTAGGAAAGTATTTCGGAAAGTCTCCGCTAATAGTGGGAAGAAAGATACTCAGACGAATATTTTTCAATACGGGTATAAGAAATCCAGTATTTTACATATATAATACTGATAAAAATAGATTACTTAAATTAGCTGGAGAAGTTGAAGATATAAAAGGATATAAAAAGAAAAATTTAGATATAAAAACAGAAAATAATGAAGTTATAAGAATAAAAAGAAATTATAAATATTATGTCAGAATTATTGAAAGAAAACAATTTTAAATAATAAAAAATCGTTATTAAATAAAAATATAGATTATTTAATAAAACTTTTTTTCTAGATAATAGATATATAAATGCTTCGTTTTAATGAAGTGCAAAGAAATGCATTGAAGAATGTAAAAACACTAGATCAAGTAATTAATTACGGGCTTAAAGGCTTCAATTTACTAGAGATTAAACCAGACACTAACTACACATCAACTGATCAAAATGTTATTTTCACAATTGACTCGTCGAAATTGTCGGGGAACGTGATGTTAAACTCAATTGAACTATTTTGCGATTATAAAGTCACTGCATCAGGTACCGCACTCGCAGCAGCCCCAACATATAATGCTTCTGCACCACTAGCATTAAATACTGCCCAATCTGTGCCATATTTTACAAGTGCTTCTAATGGTGGTCTTGATTCTCTGGTTGTTAACAAATCATTTAGTAGCATTCAAATGTCAGACAAACAAGTTAGTTTAATTGATGACACAAGAACACCAGATAGAATTGAAATTTTATCTAGATTGTTTGAAAAAGAAAATTTAGAACAATCTGGAATTTATCTTGAAGATACATACGGAAGTTTTGATCAAAAATATCCAGGAAAAGCTGACTTATTGCCATTATGCAATCCTGCCTCAACTCTAAACCCTCCTTTTGGTGCAGGTAGTGAGCCAGAAGATGTTCTATACAGAAATAAATTCTGGAAACAAAACACTAGCGATATGTATATTACTACTAAGAAATCAGTGTTTTTTAATGGCACAACAGAACTTACTAACGCCACCTTAACATATCCATGGGCGCAATTAAATAGATCAGCGACGTCATTAGAATATGTGCAAACACCTTCCGCGGCGGATTCTCAACAAACAACTTTTTCAGTTCGCGAGTTCCTTGCACATGACATTCTTTCAACACCATACCAAAAAGGTGGTTTAGCCATGGTCACGCCATTACCATCACAAGATTTAGTCATTACATTTAAAAAATCGAATATTCTTGATTCGCTTTACAAAACATCAAATGTAAATATTACATCAATTAAAGTCGAAATAACTGATATTAAGATTCAAATTTTGACTTTTAATTTTGGTCTCTTGAGTATCCCAGTTGATCGCCCTGTTTTCATGCCATTTTTCAGTGAAGTTGTGAACCAAGAGACAGTAACATTAGACGCCACCAATAAAACGCTAGGAGTTGTAACGCAAACAAGACAATATAATAGTATCCCATCGATGATTTTGGTTTATGCTTTGGAACAATCATCTACGTCTGGCACAAATTCAAACAAAACAAATAGCTTGACAACTGCGAAAATTGATGCTGTTTCTCTGCAAGTAGACAATGACAGCGGAACCCCATTGTATAATCAAAAAGTCTATAATTTGAAGAAAAGGACACTCGCACATCTTGCTGATTCTGAAGACAATGTTGATGCGTTGTTCAGATCTCTTCCACTGGCATGTAAAGACCTACAAACTGAAATTAATGGTCTGGGCACTTCAATTCCATTAGTTAACGCAGCATCAATTAAAAATGGTGTTACATCAGGTCGTAGTTATCTAGACGGCATGTTTTTGCTTTCATGTGACCAAGATATAAGATTGCCCCCAAATACCATTGCAGGGCTTGATACAAAGATAAGTTTTACATGGACTATAGATTTTGATAAACTTTCAAATACTGCTCAAATGGGAACAAATAGAAATATTATTTTCTACACTGTTGCCCTTTTCCCTGCAGTTTATAAATTGTCAGCTGATAAAGGCATGTTGACAAGCACTAAATTGGTTATTTCAAATGAAATGTTTAAACAATATTTAGAAGAAGGAAACATGGAAGTAAGAGATAACAGAATGACACACGACTATAAGTATGCAACACCAGATACTCTTATTGTTGGTTCTGGTTTAGGTCAGCTATACGAAAGAGTTAAAAAATATGCTCCAGTTGCTAAATCAGTTGTCAATAAACTGAGTTCGGCGGCGGAAGAAATAAGTGATTTGATTCCACACCCAACTGCAATGGCTGTCAATAGAGTAGCAAGAGTTATAAAAAACTTAACTGCAGGGAAGAAAGTCGAAAAACGAGGAAGAAAACCAAAAATTACAAAATAAATATAAATGATTTTTAGTTTTAATTTTAAATTTACGCAAGATAAATTTAAAATAAATTTTCGCTCGATTAAATTTATCGCGAAATAATTTTCTATCTATTTAATATATAAAATGAGTTCATCAACTTTCAGACTAAATGAATTACAAAGAAAAGCTATAATTCACTCTAATGAAGTCAATAATATAGTAGAATACTCACAAAAAAATCAGAATGTAGTTAGACTCAATCCATCATCAAATTATTCAGCTGGTGATACTAATATAGAATTTACCCTTGATAGCTCACGGTTAGCAGGTAATTACCCATTAAATCGTGTGACTGCAAAAGTTGTTTATGAAGTTGTTGCAACTGCTGTTGCTGGTGCAGCTTATTACCCACCATGGTATTATACTCCAAACGATTCTGTTACTCTAGCGCTAGTAAACGCTGGATATGTTCGAGTCGGAGATCCAGGAGATCAAAATACAATGTATCAACCATACCTAATTTCACCTTCCAATTCAGCATTAGATGCTTTTGTTGTTAATAGTTCATTCAATAATATCAAAATCAAGAACGGTGGTTTAGATTTAAGAAATGATTCAAGAACACCTGAACGCGTTTCTATTATGTCAAAAATATTATGCGATCCCGAAAAAACTGAAATGTTTGGCGTGTATCCAGATTGGTCAAAAGGTATTTATACTGAAAAAATGGCGGGGTGTGTCGAACTTGTAGCACTTCAAAATGTTCGTTCGGTAATAGGAAATACGCAAACACTACCACCCGATCCAAATGACGTTATTTTCTTAGATAAAGAATTTGTATCTCCAAAATATGCAGTCGGAGCAAGTCCAGCTGATCTTAAAGATAATTTATTTTGGTTGAGAAATACAAATGATTATTACATAAAGGAACTTACAAATCAAGTGAAAGTTCCAGGAGGAAATTATGTTGACATGGTTGCTCCTGCTGGAACTGGCTATTTAAGAGAAAACAACCCTGTAACAGATCCTTTTATTTTAAATTTTCCTAATTCAATGGACGCTTTGGGCAGTCCATACAGCAACATATATAAATTTACACCAAAAACAGGAGCGAAACAACACTACTATAAAGTCTTCCCTGGAAATTCAGCAACACCAACAGCATCAATTTATGTCAATCAAACTGGAATTCAACAAAAAGTAGAATATGAAGTTCAAGAAGACTTGTTTGGTGATTTATTTACGACAATATACAATCGTAATGAAAATTATGACTCTTTGCCATCAAGTCTTTTAACATTCGATTTTAGCATTAGCCCAAATTTAAGCAGTTTGTTTAAAACATCAAATCCAAATATTGGAGATGTTAAAGTTACAATCAAATCAATGGAATTAACATTCTATACATATAATTTTGGCCTCCTATCAATTCAACCATCAACATATTATGTTCCATTTTATTCTGAGGTTACACAAAATCAAAAAGTTAACCTAACAAATAGTATTATAAAAGACTTAAACCCAATTAAATTAAATAAACAGCCATCATATGTTTTATTTTATTTTAGCGAGAATATTCAAGGAACTATAAATAAAAATGTTTCGACGGCTTTAAATACACTTAAGATTACTGATTTAACGCTAAAAATTGACAATGATCAAGGTGCTGCACTTTATGGATTAAATGAAAGACAACTAAAAGAAATGACACTTAGAAACTTTGGCGAATTTGCAAGAAATCAAGAAGCATTATTTAGACGTCAAAAATGGATCGGATCAAATGTTCTTGAAGCATTTGGTCTTAATAATGGAAACACACCAGCTAGTAAATCACCTGGAGATATGACTTATAAAATTATGATGAAATTCTTTGATTCTTATGTTGCAGGTTCATTACCTCTATTAGATGGTGTTTATTTGTTAAAAGTAGGCACTGATATTCGCATTGATACACTCCAAATCCCAAGTTTGAATAAACCAACAGTATATCAATTCACGCCAACAATTAACAATCAAAATTTCAATAGTTATGCCGAAGATGGTGTTGCAACATTTAACTTTACTGCATTCTATCCATCATATTATGTTATGAACAGCGAAACTGGTTTAATTTCAACAAAAGACATTGCATATGGAGAAGATGATATGCTTAAATTAATTGCAAATTCTACACAAAATATTAGAGCAATTCAAGGACAACCAAATAGACAAGAATATACAACGCAATCGCCCAATATGCTTTTAGGTAGTGGTTGGTTTGGAGGTTTGAATGCTGGAATGAAGAATTATGCTATGTCTCAAAAGTTTTAATTTAGATAAAAATTAAAACAAATATTTATTCATCACTTATCTTTATTTTTTTTCCACTGCATAAAAAATAAAGTCCATGACATAGAGAATCACAAATGTCATCTATTTTTTTATTATTTTCTTTAATTTGTAAGAATTTTTTATCATCTTTAAATATGTTATTACAAATTTTCAAACAATGTAATTTAGTATCACGATATTTGCTTTTTCCTGTAAATTTTTCATTAAATGTTTTACTCATTGGACTTTGTAATATAATATTTTTATTTTTTAATGTATAATACATAATTAAATAACATTGAATAGATTTCATTATAGGATTAATCATACTTGGTTGATTTTCTATAACAACATTTTGATAATCATATTCATTTAAGAAATCTAATTTTTTTACTAATTCTTTACATAATTCCAAAGTTGTTTTTTTCTTTATTTTTTCCATTTTGAAACCATCTTTCATATGTTTTTTACAGCAAGTATATTTTAGTTCTATTGATTCAAAACAAAAATAACAAGCAGGTTTTTTACATGCAGAATCTTTACACTTGTTTGTATCTTCAATATTAATCACATTACATAATATAATATTAAATTTTCCATCTTTTTTTTCTAATATAGAAACACCAAGATTTTTTATGCCTACATCAAAACTTAGAACGTATTCAGACATTTATATAATATTATTATATATAATAATTTAAATAATAAATTTTCGCTTATATATTTATATAATGATGCGACTTAAACCGTCACCAAAAGGCACTCCTCCACAGCTTGATTTATGGATGAGTGTTGTAGAAACTGTAAAAACTGATCCAAAAAACGAAGGCCTTCCATATGGGGAAATATTAAAAATATCCCAAAAGTTATATAAGAAAGTAAAGGCAATTGCACTTAAACAAGCCGATGAACGAGACAAAGCAGAAGCAAAACGATTGAAAGAAAGACGAGCTAGAATTAAAGCAGATCCATCACTTATAGAAAAAGTAAGATTGGAATAAATTATTTGCATGGTTAAATTTAATCAAGCGTAAATTTAAAATAAATTTTCCGCCAAAATAGCGAATAAATTATATATAATATAAATATATGGAAAAAGTAGAATGCAAAATTTGTGAAACTAATATCTTAAAAAAAGATATAAGAAGGCATGAAAGAACAAAAAAACACATGATGAATTATGAACTTAACAAACAGATAATAAAAAATATAAATCTAGAAAATATTATTAAATCTAATTTGAAATTAAAATAAATTATTTATTATTTATCATTTTGCTATGCAATTTAAAAATACAAATACCTGCTAATTTCATGTCATTTTCAAAATCTCTATCATAACCAAATTTTAGATCTTCTTTGATAAAATGAACCCTATTAGTTTCTATTAGTTCGCTTAATTTAGCAACTGATTGCATGTAATTATCTCCCCATGAATCAAGTTCATCAACTTCTATGAGTGGTTTGTCTTCACACTTTATTTTTTTAGCTCTTGGCATATATATATTACAATTATATATTATCATCTACTATTTTGTCGCATTTTTTATTCACTTTCTTTTTAGTTTTTATTTTATCATATAGATTTATATAAAAAATAACACATAAAATAACGAGACACCCGTTTTGTGTTTATATAAGTTCGTTATTTATTTTCTAAACTAATATTATATAGATGCGTGTCTTTGGATATGTAAGATGTTCAACAGAAGAACAAGCTATTTCAGGTGTTACGATTGAAGCACAGAAACAAGATTTGAAAAAGGAAGCAGAAACAAAAGGTTTGAAAATACTTGACATATTTGTTGATGCTGGAATTAGTGGCACTGTTCCACCTATGGAAAGGCCGAATATGCGTAAAATGTTATTAAAACTACAAGCAGGAGACGCTGACGGGGTTATTGTTTGTAAAATTGATAGACTTGCGCGAGATATAAGAAGTTTTGTAAATTTAACTGCTTATTTTGATGCGAATAAAATAGGTTTAGTTTTGTTATCTCCTAAAATTGATACATTTGATTCAACTGGTAAATTTATGTTAAATATATTCGCATGTGTTGCCGATTTAGAGCGTGAAATGATATCAGACAGAACTGTTAAAGCATTGCAATATAAAAAATCACAAAATCAGAGAACAGGAACAATACCATTCGGGAAAAAATTGGAATCGGAAAATTCAAATATATTGATTGATGATGAAGAAGAACAGAAGACGATATTGCGAGTTTTGGAACTTAGAAAAACTAAGATAAATGTTTTAAATAAGAGCGGTGAAAGTGTTGAAAAACCATATACTTTTAAAAAAATTGCTGATGTATTAATAGAAGAAAAAAGAAAGAATAAAGAAGGTAATGTTGCGTGGTTTCCTTCCCAAATTCAAAGAATGATGCAACCTTATTTTCCGAAGAAAGAGAAAATAAAGAAAAGTAAAGGAAAAAAATTAAATTCTTTTTTTGATTGTTAATTTTTAAATTTTAGATAAATTTTCTAATACTATATTATATTATGTCAGTCATTCCAAAGGTTTGCTCTCTATGTGAACAGAAATCCCCAACACATACAATACAACAAGCTATCGGAGTTAATTTTGAAACAAAATCTATTAACATATGCACCTGCACAAGATGCTACAATATTATTAGTAAATTTAATAATATTATTGATATTTGCATGAAACATGAGAGAGAAAGAAATAGGGATCCACCTAAATAAATTTAAATTGATTTTGTGCTAAGTAATATTCATACAATTTCAAATTTCTATCATTACTATATGCACCTTTTCCGATTAATCTTGAAAATTTGCTACTTGTATCTGTTATTGTTTTTACTATTTTTGGCATATATGATATACTAGATTTCTTAATATAGTTCATCATTTCCTCTAAATTTTGATCTAAGAATTGTTTTATTGGTTCTGTTAACAAATTATTCGCTTTTAAGGCGGACATACAGAATTTTTGGCAGTTATTAATTTCGTCTGCTCCCATTCCGTCATAATCATAAAATCTTTCTTTTCCCATATAATTCATTGTATTCGTAACAAATTCATTTAAAGTTAAGTTTTGGGTCACTGGAACATTCATTTTTTCATCTTCTGACGTGTCATACTCTCCAACATATGGGGCTATGTGTACTACCTCCAATTTTTCAAAAATTATTTTGTTTCCACTATCCAAGGTTAGCAAAAGAGATGTATGATACAAAACAGGTCTATTGAATTTTTGTTTTATTTCTTCAAATCTACCAAATGATATCAAATTCATCATTTTGTTTAATTTAGCACTTAAAGGCGTTCTTATTGCTACTATTTGCACAATTCTATCATTCCCAAATGTTTGGAGTGTTGATGTTGAAATATTATTCAATCTTGTTGGTATTCTTTGTATTGCTTCCCGTATATTTTGCATATAAATAACAATAGAAAATTTATTGTAAATTTAAGCTTGATTGAATTTATTCTAAGAATTAATTTGTTTATTATAAAATTCAATATATTCTTGATATTTAAACAATAATTTCAAATTGTTCTCACATGCTTGACTCATAACATATTTTGGAGAGTCTTTTCCTAATTTTTGAATGTGTTTTATTAAATTATCCGATTTTATATAATAACATTTTATTTTATGATTTAAATATTCAATTAGTTCGGATTTTATTTTATCGTCCATAATATATATGACGGAAATAAATTGCGATAATTACATGTTTCAATTAGACAATATTGGTGCTTTATGTTGTAGCGAAAATACTACAACCGCCACACTTCAGAGCGCAATCAATTTATTAGTTACTCATGATGACGCTATTGATGCAGATTTACTTACAATGACTTTACCAACAACACTTACACATTTGAATAAATTTATTTTAGTTCAGATAACAAGAAGTACAAAATTGCAATTATGTAGAGATTTAATAAGTTTATTAAAAATAAGAAAAAATTCAACAGATGATCTTGCTTCTATTCTATCATATGAGGAATTAATGGCATATACAGCAGAAACAAATACATTAAAAATATATATTAAAACTTTCTTAAATTCTTGTTCTTGTATGAGCACACATAAATTTTTATCTGAAAATTTTGATCTGATTAATTAAATTTTTTATTTAATTAATTTTAATAAAAGATATTTTCGCCACCCGCAAGAGTTATTCCTAAGTTTGCGCAGTTTCTTGCGGATAACACTTTAATGCCAAATGTCGATCCTTTGAGATTCGTAGAAATTACAGGAACAATCCTTCCGCAGTTAAAATTGTTTACAAATGTACTAACGCCATCTGGATGCGCTATTGTTCCCGTTGATTTCACTGCAAATGCCGCACTTGAATCCCTCCATTCAATTGTAAAATTTAGGTTAGTATTAAGATAAAATAATAAAACATCATTTACAATAAAAGTTGATGTTGTAGTGTTGCCGGTTCTGGTGCCAATATTATTTGTGCCATATACGAAATTAACGATATGAGTACCATCAAGGGAAAAACGAGCCATTATTCCTTTTTCTACACTTGTATTTGCTGTATTCCACACTATATCATGTCCAATAATAAAATCTGTAGTACCCCAATTTCTAACTCTTGATAAAGTTTCTTGCATCATAAAACCAATCCATATTTTATTGCATGAATTTCCTACGTTCCACCCTGTTCCCGTCATTTGAACTGCAAAAAATGGTATTCTAGGGGAATTTTCTCTCAATGGAGAAAATGCGTATCGGGGAATAATTGGATTTAGAGTTGACCATGCATCTGGTATTGTTGCATATGTTATTGTCATTGAACCAAATGAATCAAATGCAACTGATGACGGTGAAATCGATGAACTAACTCTTAAACTTTGTAAATCGGCATCTCTTAATTGATTTCTATTAACTCCTCCACCTGTTACTAGAGCATTACTACCAGTTAAGTTAATTTGTGCGTTTAATCCACTGTATGTTGTATTTTGACTGGCATTCGAAAATGTTGTTGTTGTTCCAGAAAATGCCATTGTTGAAGTAGCTCCTGTTAAGTTAAATTGTTGTGATGCTGACGTAAGCGCTAATATTGCGGGGATACTTAAAGTAATTGTTCCCGCTCCATTTGTTACTGATATGTTATTTGTTGTTCCCGCAATGGTTGCTAAAGTATAGGCTGTTCCATTTCCAATTAATACTTGCCCATTGGCTGGTGCTGTTGTTAATGCGGTGCCACCTCTATTAATCGGAACAGTTCCTGTATCAATTGTTCTATTTAAAGTTGTTCCGCCAATGACTATAGCACTACTTCCTGCCGCAATTGTTGACACGACATTAGCAGGTGCAAAAGTTGTTCCATTAAATATTAAAGAATTGTTAGCTACAATACCCGTTGCATTTGCAGGAAGAGTACACAAAGTAGTATCAGTGTATAATTTACTTGCAGCTCTATTATTTGCTGATGGTGTTGTTGTTGTTAGTGCTAATTCATTAAAAGTTGGTGTTGCCGTTGATTGAATATTTTGAACTGTATCGACTGTTGGATTTATGCTTGGTGTTCCACCAATAACAATAGATGGAGAACCTGCAGTAACACTTAATACAGTACCACCAGAAGAAGGAAGATTAATATTAACATTAACTTGTGTGCCATCTGAAAAAGTGAAAGGAGTATCAATTACCATTGTAAATTCTAAATAATTGTTTGAATCTGGCGGAAATGATAATGAAGCTATTTTACCTTTTGTATATTGCGTAGGATTTGCTCTTGATGATACTGTTATTATTGTATCTACTGGAAGAGTTGGGAGAAATGTAGAATTATCGAAAGCTACTCCAAATCTTACAAAATCAGATACATTCCCTGCAGAAAATCCCCAAACTGATGCATTCTGATAAAAATTTAAAGCGGGGAAAAATCTTGTGCTAGTTTTAACAAGTGCAAATCTAAATACTGAAGTATCTCTTACGTAATTATCAGGAATCGCATTTGATGCATTTAGTTTTAATAATCCATTTACAGTATTTGTTATTGTTGATACAACTGCATTTGTTGTTCCAGAAATAGAAAGAGTTTGAGCAGTTCCAGATGTTACAGAACCAACAGAACCACTACCACTATTCATTAAAATAAATGTTGTTCCGTTCCATCTATATTCGTTTCCATTTGATTCATCTACATATCTTGTTTGAGTGTTTTTCTCTAAAACTGCTAAAATAGCTGTGTAATTAGAAAAAAATTGTATATCATCAAATCTTGTTATATCACCTGGATCAAAAGCATTATTTGTACTAAAATAAGGATCATACATTTTATATATAATAAACAACACATAAAATATTTCTGTAAAATAACATTTATTTATTTTTCATCAAATAACATTGCACTTGCTCCACCTACTTTTCTTTTGCTAGCTTTTGGCTTTGGTTTTGATGCTTTAGGTTTTGGTTTTGATGCTTTAGGTTTTGGTTTTGATGCTTTAGGTTTTGGTTTTGATGCTTTAGGTTTTTTTCCTCCTAAAGTATGTTCACCTAATCCAAAAATATCTGCCACTCCTGAAACTGCTCTACCAACATCTCCAAGCACTCCTCCTGCTGACAACGCTTTAGATTGTTCCGATAATGCATTAGCTACTTTTTCCATAACCATACCTGCAACCATTTGATCGCGTTCTGTATATCCACCTAATTGATGGCTTGACATTCCTGAGCCACTACCTAATTGATGTTGGGCTATGCCTTTTGCTGTCATTTTTTTAACCATTAATAATATATATATAGAAAATTTATTTTATTAATATTTATACTTCGTTTTTATCTTTATCCCTAAACATAAAATTCAAACTTACCAATTCACCTTTTCTTAATACGTATGGCAAAGTCAAATTTGTTTTTTTATTATATAAGAATAAATTTAATCTATAACTTGTTGCATCGAAACTATTTAACGCAAACAGTTTATACATATCCGTCGTGGATGGTTCATAAATGTAATATGGATAGAAATTTATAGAATCTTCCAAAACATTTAATGCAAAAATAATATTCTTATATGCTATCGAATTAATATTAGTTCCTGAATTATTTATAACATATTCTTTAGTTTTTAATGGAATGTCTGAAGAAATTAAAATCGTGTCAAACGGAATCCAGTCCCGAGAGATGTAACGACTATTATAAACATATCCTTGCACACCATTATAATTTTTGGTTCCTGAAGGAATTAATAGGTATACATCTGTCCCTTGTTGTATTTGATAAGAGTTAAATGCTAATAAGTCGTTTAATGCTTTATTTATACAGAAATTTCCAACAAAATTTTGAATAGCATCGGGAACAAATAAAGTAATTTGACTGCCAGTAAAAATAAACTGAATTGTGGGTGGTGTTGGTGGGCCTCCTACGACAACGCCATTAAATGTATTTTCTAGCATTTTCAAAAATTCCTCAAATATAAAACTATAATAATATTTATTTTGTATAACTTCTTTTTGTCCTAGTAGTGTTGACGGTACTTGAAAATTAGGGTTCGTCTGAGTCCATTGGGTTATGCCCCACACGGAGGGCAGATTAGCGGGGTTGTTTGTATATCCTACAACATAATCAATTGAATTTACACCAATCGCATTGCTAAGAGGATATATAACGTCTGACGCGGGGGCATAAGATGGGAAAGCATTTAGTTTTGTTGGAATAAATAAGGGGATGGCGGTATTGTCGGCTTGTAAATAAGTCAATATTAACTTTTTTTGTAAAAGATTATCATAAAACATAGTATTTTCGTTTTCTATTTGAACTGGTTGAAAATCCGTATCAGCTACAAAATTAATTGTTATTTCATCAGTCTTTTTATCGATTTTTCTATTTCCAATAGACATCTATATATAATATATTAGAAAATTTATATTTTATCGTTAATTAATCCCGCAACAATTTCGTCATAACTTTTATTACTATTCTTCTTTATATCATTCATTATCTTTTTAAACTTTGCTGGATTGAAATTTTTAATTATTCGGTTAAATCCGATTATTAACATAGACCATCGGCCACATGTATTTATGCCCTCTTGTAGCTTCTGATATTGTTCCGTGTTATATTCTATTTTTGGAATGTATTCTTTAAAGAATTTTACTAGAGAATCATAAAAATCATATTCAGTTGGCGATTTCCCGTAAGAATCAAAGAAATATATTTTCTTACTAGGATCCGCTTCTATAACACAAACCCAATGACCTATTCTTCTATTTCTAGATATAAATAATATACAATATCTATTTTCATGTAAATCATTCATAAATTTTTGTGGATCCGCTTCTATTTGTGGTACTGTATATATATTCATTTTTTTGTTTTCATTTAATTCTTTATTCATATCTTGATATAATTTCTCTAAATCAATATTACTTAACGGTTTCTTTATCAAACTATTCATATAAATAATATTGATAAAATAATATTCTTATTATATATTATGAGTAGATTTGTTAAATTT